AGGCCCCTGAGGGCAAACCTTCGGCAGAGGTCAAACAGCAAGCTCAGAAGAAGCTAGATGAGGTCCTCAAGAGCAGCCCTGAGATCAAAAAAGCCTATGAAGCCGTCAGGGCCGCTGAGGCCCTTAAAGCTCCCCTGGATCCTCAAAAAACAAAAGAATTTTTATACAAAGCAGAAGAGAGAAGAAACGCTAAAGTAAAAGACCTTAAGGCACAAATAGTAGAGGCGGCCAAGACTCCTGAAGGACAAGATAAAGAGGCCCTTAACGAAACTGTAGAGAAAAGACTCATAGATACTGGAATTGTCTCTAAAGAAGAGCTACCCAAGCTACGCGACGACCACGGAAAACTAGATACAGCTAAGGTCAAAAAGGTTGTGGAGACTTGGGAAAAAACGGGAGCCTCCACCTCAGCCGATGAAGGGTTAGATCAAACAAAAATCAGAAATCGTATAGCCAATAAAAAGGTGGAAGCCACCAGAATGACCACAGACTTAGAGAATATATCAAAAGCCACAGATGACGATATACGTAAAGCGCTGGAAGAAAAGTTCAAGAAGCAGATCACAGAATATGGGGTAGACGCCAACGAGGTTATAGATAAAAAAACAGGCAAAGTAGACCTCAGTAAAGCAAAAGATCTAGTCGAAGACTATGCAAAACCTGACGAATTTGAGCAGGAGTACCAGAGGACGAAGACAGCGAAAGAGGGAGGGGGGCGTTTCAAAGAGTACAACTTTGAAGTTAGTAGAGGGTTCAAGTTGGAAGATTTCCAACAAGCCTTCAACAAGGGAGCAGAGCTGCGTATGTTCGGTAATAGCCGAGGTAGAGGAATAGCTGACACGATGGACAGTTTCTCAAAAAACGCAGGAGGATCCTTATCTGCAGCCAGAACAGTTTTCGGAGATAAACCCACAGGTGAACTAATGAGCAATATGAGCTCTCTCGTAGGAACTTCCTCAGTAGATCTAACCTCAACGGAAGGTTCAGAGAAGATGGAGATGCTTTTACGTAGAGTAAAAGCCACAACCAAGGTAGCGGGTGTGAGCATAAAAGCTCTGCTAAGTATCATAGATTCCACAAAAGAGCTATTTTCCCAGAACCCTGATCTTCAGTACGCTAACACAGAAGCGACAACCAATATGGCCCTTAACGCTGTACAAAAAGCAGCCAAGCTAGGCTCCGTCATGAGCGCGGCTGAGTATAGGCAGTCTGGGGGCGACAGAGCCTTGGTATCTGAGGAGATACAAGGACAAGCCTCCTACATGCAGTCGGGGTTCGGCCAAACCGTGGCCGGCATGCTGGCCCTATCTAAGTCTAATGTAGATACCACCAAACGACAGGTCGGCGATAAAATGCTCACAAAACATGAAGAGTTTCTAGAGCTAGTCAAGTCAGGAGCGGTCACTCCAGAATATCTCGCCAGCGGTGAAGGACATAAAAAAATAAAAGAGCTTACAGGTATGAGTGGCGGACAAATAACCATGGCGCTCCATAATCCTGACATAGCCAGGAATGCCTTAAAGCAGAAAGATATCATGGAAGCGTTAGAGGAGTCATATCATCCGGCTGCAGCCAAAACACTGTTTGACAGAATGGAGCGCCAAGGAGGATACGTAGACGCAGAAGGGAAATATACAAAGGGTAAAAGCTTTGAGCAGTTTAGGGAAGAATTCGAAAAGTCAGGGAAGACATTCGACGAGTATTTCCCTCAAATGCAAAAGGATGTAAGTCCAGAGATGGGGAAGGATATGCAGACCCATTACACCGTACTTAAGACAGCTATGCTCGAGGAACGCGATCCTGAGAAGCGAGATAGTCTAAAGAAGCGTATAGCCGAACAGGCGAAGCGCGACCAAGAGCTAGAAAAGGAATACGCAGGCATACGCTCACCACTAGCTACACAGTTCATAAACAAGATGTTCAAAGGAGAAAAAATAAATGCAGACTCAGCTATCGACGCCATGGCTAGTCTTTTTTCAACCGATAAAAGCCCGGACGAATCGACAACAGCCATAATGACGCAAGCTCAAAAAGCCGGAGCTTCCCTAGCAAGCCTAGCCTCTAGAAAAAAACTGAGCGACAAGGAGAAGCAGGAGGCGGTGGTCGGTATAAATGATGTACTACTAGCTCGAAAAGCTCAGGCACTCGCTGCTGGCGACAACGTACTAGCCGGGAAGATAGATACTGTGACAGAACAGGAAATGGATGAAGCCTCCGTGGTGCTAAAATCTGAAGGTTCCCTGGAAGACGCAAAGACAGATTTAAGAGAGTTGAGAAAACAAAGAGACGAAGGAAAAGTACCCCTGCTCGAAAAAGATCAAGCTAGATTAAAGGCGTTAGAGACAGCAGAAAAAGCAACTTGGCTAGAAAGCGATAAGGCCTTCAGCATGGCTGCAAAAGGAGGACCAGCAGCCTATGCCGCCGCAGTAATGCAGTCGAGCATGGATGCGCAGCTAGAACAGTTTAGCGCTAAGCAAAAAGCAGGAATTATAGAAAAAGGCGGATACCGTGTAAAAGCAGAGGCAGAGAGGGAAGACAAAGCACTTAGAGTTAAAGCAAAAAACGAAGCTAAGGACCAGGCATTAAAGGACGGTAAGTCAGAAGAAGAGGCTGAAGCCATTGGAAATGAAGCGGCAAAAAATGCCGCTCCTGGGCTAACCACACAGGCACTCGATAGTGCAGGAGGTGATGTTGGGGTAGTTCTAGAGCAGCGAAGCAAGCGTAAAGGTTTTTTTGCTGATGAGGAGCTACGCAAGAAATTCGATAAAGGGGAATCAGCGGCATTATTAAACAGTGTTCAGGATGATATAAATACATCCGAGAATGAGATAAGAAGCAAGGCAGAGACTGAATCAGATAATCCTTACATTAAAAAAGCCGACGAACTCAAAACAGCCATAGACAACCTAACCAACACAGTGAATACAGGAGGGCCTATAGGCGAAGCTCTAAGGACGCTAGCCACGAGTCTCACAAACGGAACAGCCTTGGATAAAACATACTCAGGTTCTACTGGAGACTGGTAACGATATAGATTATAATAAATCATGCCAGCAACATTTTTAAAATTAGTTAAGCAGGACATCTACAGAAGCGCCGGCGTACCTTCAGGTCTAGTTATTCCAAAGGTAGACGAGGTCGTAAAGCCTGACGTTATAGCTATGTACGATAGTGTAGGTACCCAGTTAGGAGAAGTATGTCAGTTCTTTCTAGCCTTTGATGATGTTATAAAATTTATTCATTTCGGGAAGGCTCTCGGCAATATTCAGATAGAAGGAACGATGTACGCCAACTGCGACTATGGAATACCTGCTTTTCCTAAGTATAAAGACGCCTTTAGTGCCCTAAGAGGAATACCTCAAACCATTCAAGTCTATGATGTGGTCATGGAAGCCGTTATGACGAGCTCATCTGTAACGGTCATAGGAGATCCTGATACACTAGCCAAATTCTCGTTCCAGTTCGCTGTGATAGATCACCAAATGTAGTTATGGTAAATCACTTCGCCTCGCTACTCTGCAACCTCAATTTATCTTACCTAGATATAGAGAGAGATGAGTATTTGCTGGCTGGAGATTCTCCAGACTCGCCAGACTTCCTCTTAGTTACACAAGGAGGCTACTACATATACCTTGATGGGTCTGTAGCACAAGAGGCATCTAAAAGTTACAGTGTGCTGACCAATAGAAATTATAACCCTATAGAGCTCCCTCCGGAGTTGGGAAATTTCCATAGTCTTCTTTTTTCAGAAAAAGGTTCCAAATATTATCAGCAGTTTTTATTGTACTGCTACCTACGGGTGGTCGCAGCCACAAATCTAAAAGATCATGTAAAAACTTTCGATAATCGAATAACCTACAACCTTGAGGAATTCTCTGAATATTTCAGATCTCCCAGACTATCACCAACAACCACCAACGATATTAATTTTAAGCTTCTTGTTTCTGGAGGGATGGACACGTCCGAAGGTACCGAGTCTTTCTCTAATCATATAGCTATAAACCAGCTTCAGAATACCTCAAAAGTAGCCATATACTCGATTACTCAACGAGAGTACTACAGACCAGGGGAATTTTCCTCCAAGACCCTTACAGGTATGGAGGTGGACCTTTCAGAGTTCATAGACCCAGCCAGACCACAAGTCACAAAACCCATAGCCCTTAGCGATACAGGACTAACTATAAGTATTACAGGACCATTTGCCCGGTTTACAGACACACCAGGGAAAGTATGGACATTCTCTACAGAAGCTCCCTTTGTTTTTGACTTCAGCTCAAAACTAGCTTTAATTAAAAACAGCGATAGTAAAGTCGACGAAATGCTGAATTACGCCAAGGATATCACCAATCCAGTTTTTGAAAAAATATGGCGCTCACACCACAACTCGGTATATAGCTTAGCTGGACTGCTAGTTGCCTACGTGGAAAGAATGAATTTAATATGGGAAACAAGACGAACGTAAAATTAAAAGTTAGTAATTTACCTCAAAACGCCACACCTATAGGCGTGACAATAACCCACCAGGAGGGAGCCATACCTGTAGCTGTTGTGAGCATAATACCCGAATCAGCCAAGAATGGTAAGATCACCAAGACTTTTGGAATGATAGAGACTATAAAGCGTAAAAAAGATCTGGTTATAGATATAGAGGTAGACTCATATTTCACACCTAAAAAAGAATGGCTTAACAAGAAACTTAGATTTGTTGGGTTCCTTGACGGCCTATCCGTACATCACTCGGTAGGACACAATACATATCAGGCAATAGTTAAAAATAAAGCTCAGGTCTTACTGGAACTTACAACTCTAGGGCCTGGCCTTTACCCTACGTCTGTCAACATATATAGAAATCCAACCCACAGCATATCAAAGCAAACAAAAGACGATAATTTGGCAGCCGAAACATGGGGGTTATTCACTGAAGGTATAAACTTCAACGAGCTATCACCCATTGAATTCTATACAAAAATCATGACGAAGATACTCAAAAACCAGGCAAACGAGGGAGACGGAGGATGGAGAGATTTTGCAGGGATAGAGAAAATGACTACAGGTAAAATACCATTTGAAAAAATATTCAAAGACGAGAGATACAAAAAAGCCCTAAAGACAGGTTTAGCGTTATTTGAAAATATAGACCTTTCCTGTGTGAATGAAGGAAGCAGCAAAAACAAAGACTGTAGTGCCGCAAAGCCAAACATCAACGCATCTCTAAAAGACCTGTTCACCAGTGCACCTTCTACAGTGCTTGAGAATTATCTCCATTTTCTAGCCTTCATGGGGTGTACATTGATAATTAACAACTACCGGATGTTTGTAGTTCCAGGCAATTCCGTCATAAAAAGAGTCACATACACTCCGGAGCATCAAGCTATAGGCGGAATAAACGAAGCCTATCCTTCAGACTTCAGCAGCTATTCTTATAATGACAACGGCTATAGAGATATAGCTCATGTTGTAGTAATCCCCAATAACAGCATAAGCGGAGCCAATATAGGCACACCTACATACGATCCGAGTAATATTGCACACTACACAGACCCAGCCGAAAAAATATCCGAAGCCACAGGTGTGCTCGTTATTCGCTCACACCCATTCATGGATATGGGTCCTTTGGCGAGGGCTGTAAAAGACACAGCCATACCTCCACAAGCAGACAAAACAGCTACTCCATTGCATTCGGAGAAGAAAGACCTGAAGGGCGCAGCCTCCGAGTCTGAGGACGGGGAAAAGAAAATTAATAAGCAAAGGAAGGAGACGTACTCGAAGACTGTAGGTACAGGAGACGGAAGCAAAGACAGTGGGCCAGCACCTCTAGCCAACTTCGCTCAAGTAAGACTTTTTCAAGAAAAATACCACGATCGTACCGGAAGTATCACACTAGAGTTTAACCCTGACTGGGTGCCAGGCACTGGAGGTGTGCTGTGTGTTCGTCACGGAAACAAAGAGGGCGGCGTCATATTCGTGTCGTTTAATGTAACAAGCGTCACACACCATGTATCAACGGGAGCTCCCAACAGCGGACAGGCGATCACCACAATTTCGTTTAACTGCGGACGTATAGGTGACGGTCCAATAGGTATTGATAGCTATGATTACTTCGGGTACGACCTCAAAAAAGAAATGGATGTTCAAGAAGCTTACCTAAGAGGTATAACAGCATAGCTTATGAACGACATAGAAAAACTTATAAGCGACAATAAAAAGCTCATAGAGCTTGAGGCGTCGAGGTATGCCACGAATCTACCCACCATCACTGTACAGATTGAAGCTTACCGGTTAGCCAGAGAGGCTGCCAAGTCTTACAATCCAGACTCAGGCTATAAGTTCAGTACCCACCTAGTGAACAGTCTGAAGAAGCTTTCAAGAATGTCTACACGCTATGGGGGGGTTATTCGTGTACCTGAAAATACACAGTTTGGAGTTAATAAGATACAGAAAGTAGAAAAAGATCTCGAGCATGCCTTGGGCAGAGCCCCGACTATCGAAGAGATCTCTCACCACAGCGGGTTTAGTGTTAAATCAACTGTGAGTATGTTGAAGACAAAGAAGGCCAGCACAGGATTATCCTCTTTGTTTGAAGCTCCTGTACTCTTAAACAGCGAGAACGATGAATGGGTCCAGTTCGTGTATCATGATTTATCAGATATAGATAAACAGGTATTTGAACATATGACCGGCTTTGGAAACAAAAAGATACTAGACAATGCTTCAATTGCCAAGAAATTAAATTTGTCTACGAGTACATTAAATAATAGAATAAGGTTAATGAACTCTACACTATCTAAAGGCTGGAAATAATATGAGCATTCGAACTCTAAAAGATCTACTGGAAGACAAATACCCCAAATGGCTTGATAAGGATATCCCTGAAAGGCGACTCGATAACGATGCCCAAGGACGCAAGTGGTTCTTGAAATCCATAGATTACGGAGAAGACCTAAAGCAGAAAAGCCTTCGTGACTATGTAAACCGCGAACAACTGAATCAAGAATTTGCACAACGGTTCAAGGAGAAGAGGGTAAAACAGAGAAAGGGTATAAGTGCTCTTAAAGTAGAGATTACAGCTCTTTACGCTTTCAGTAAATGTTTTGTACAGCGCTACAGAGGTAGGATGTTATACTATAAGGATGACTTATCTCAGAAAGGCGCAAGAAATCCTCACGTAATAGGACAAGCGTACGGCTTATTCAGAGCTTTCAAGAAATACTTAGATAAAGACAATAGTGGTTCGTAGGGACACAGCTAATAATGAGCATAAGTAGAATAACCTCGGACTATACAGGGAGAACAAAGGATATTAGTATCCTGCAGTATCCTGATGCCTCTATAATAGACACACAGACTGTTCTTCCTCAGTTTGGTAAAAACGCAAGGTTCTGCTCTGGCGTGCAAAAGCTAGTGCAGCGTTATACCATAATACTCTTAACCAATATAAACTCACAACCTGAGTTCCCAGACTTTGGCACCTCGCTACTTTTTACGCTGAGTGCTGGCATATCTCCTGTAGATAAGATAATGGCTGCGCAGATATTTAATTTTGCAAGCTACACAGCAGTACAGACCTTAAGGAACTACCAGTCAGGTAGACCAAACATATTTATTGACGAGAAGATAGTAACTGCCACCTTACAAAATGTAGGACTGTATGGAGGTTTCGCTGCGTTCGATGTTCAAATAACTACAGAGGCAGGTGTGTCTGTACCGTTCCTAGTACCATTACCTAAATAATCTTATGGCCGAATCTTTTCAAGATACCGTAGACAGACTCACAGCTTTCATCAACCAGAGCTATGCCGACATAGAAACTGGACCAGGGTCAGTAATCAGTGAGTTGCTGTTAAAATTGGCTGCTAAGGTTCAAAATCCTCAGTACAATAAAATCTCCGAGTTGGAGCAGGGATCAGCCATCACGAACGCCTTGAGCGCTACCACGGATGTGTATTCTCCTGTAATTGATCTTATCGCATCAAACTATAATACAACCAGAAGTCTAGGTTTGACGGTTACCGGTAGGTTAAAGATAACTGTGAGCTCTGACAGTGATAAGCGTATAACAGCAGGCACGGTATTTATTCAACCGTCTTTAAACTTAAATTATATATGTTCGGCGGACACCGCAGCCAGTATAAGCCCTTCAGTCATATTGGAAGAAATACAGTTATATGGTAATCAAGGACTATATTATTTTATAGTGCCTGTAGAGGCTGTAACAGCAGGTCCTGAATACCAGGTACCTTCCGGTACAGTATTCACAACAGAGACGATTGGGACGATCACTGATCTTGTAGGCATAGAAGCGTATGGAAATTTTTCATCAGGGGCAGCACCAGAAACAGACAAAGAGCTTGTGGCTAAGCTTAAATCAAATTTAGGAAATTCCAGACTAGAATCATCTGCAGGTATAAGCAAAAGGTTCAGTGCAGAATTTCCAGGATTTCAAGGATTGTCTGTATGCGGTGCAAACGACGCAGAGATGAGAAGGTCTAGAGAGAATGCCTTAGGTATATCTACTTTCGGTAAAGTTGACGTGTATGTACGCTCTAGTGTGGGACCTGAAGTAGCCTCCATCACAAAGACAGCCAAGCGACTCGCCGCAGATTTGTGGGAGATAGATATCAGGAATAGTGATGTGCCGGGCTTTTATAACGTAAAAGCTATTATTCCCGTTATTCCTAACGTGAATCTTGGAGGGACACTCGTAGTAACATCTACCGAGTACTACACAGCGTTCTACACAGGAGAGAGAAACAACGAGCTAGCAACGATGGCCGATTCCAGGTTCACAAAATACCAAGCAGCCAGAATAAAGTTTAATTACACATACACACCTACATCCTCCTCAGACACAGCTCCTATTTTTGATTTATTATTAAACTACCAGCCAAACATACTAGAGATGCAGAATCTCTTATTGTCGGACACCGAAAGACTGGCTTGCGCCGACTATCTTATTAAGGCTGTTGTGCCCTGCATGGTCTCGCTAGACATCAATCTAGTCAAAAAAAGATATACAGATACGTTTGAGTCCCTAAAGCTGCAGAAATTAAAACAAGATATTTTCACATACATTAATACTATCCCGTTCGGAGGAGTACTTCAGGCCTCATCTATAGTTAATATTTGCCACAACTACGATATACGCCGAGTAGATCTTCCTATAAGTATGACTGCTAATATCCTGTGTCCAGACGGCACTACACTAACTTTAACGGATAGCGACATCATCGAAATACCTAATCTACCTCTCAAGGGAGTTACCCCCAAGACTGCAGCTTATTTTATAGATTATTACAGGGTAGATTCAGGCTCAGCTAATCCGATAGACAACATAGGATTGAACATCGCATAGTTATGTTGATTAATTTTTTATCGGGTAATTTTCCAGCCGGTGACGCAACCGACGGCCAATACCTATACAGGTCCCTCGGGTCTTTTTGGACCAAGATTTTCCATGACAGAAATGTGCTTAAAGGTTACACCCTAGGCATGGCGGAGGAGTTGATTCAATCTTACTATAAGCTTGAAGAAGCGGTGATGCAGTATTCCATCAAAACCATACCCCTGTACACTAGGGAAAAATGGAAACCTATAGTCATAAAAAAGTCTGAATTTAATAAAGCTCCTTTTAAATTTGAAACTGATGGTGTCGTATTCGGCATACAACCAGACACAGATAGCTATTATAACGGACAGGTTTTTCGTTTTGGTTTTCCTAAAGAAACAGGAAGCAACCATACCTACAGCTTCACACCAAAAGATAAGATAGCTAAATTTGGAGCCGTAGCGAATAGACTGATAGATCCCTCAATTCTACTAATACCTGGCGGTGATGTGGTGCTTAAGCAAGGCACCCTATTTTTTAACACGGACCTTTTTAATAACGATTATATACCTAGAGCCAAGTTGATAGGAGAGCTGAACGAACCCTCCTTATACGTTGACGATAATGGCAATACACAGGAAGATGAATTCATTATTCTGTGGATGTATCACGCAGAAATAGATAACGATACACTATACGCTAATTTCGGTACTGTACTAGACATCTATTTACCAACAACCGAAAGCTACAAGCTTGTGCTGCAGGCTATATTTAATCTAGCTGTCGAAGGTCCCACGATCACCGCATTACGTACAATTTTCTCAGCTTTCGCTAATGCTCCTGTAGTAATTGAATCAAGGGAAGTGGTGGAGGATATCTATAATGACGCTCACTATAACTACGTTATTACAGATAAAAACGTATACAAACTTGCACTGGACAGAAAAGTTAATCCAGTTATAGAGATCAATGCCGTGCTATACGCAGGCGACCCTATAACCCAGGACGTTAAGATCGTGGACTCGACCATTGACCATGCATGGTGGCATTCGGAAGTAGCCACAAATAAAGTGGCGTTTGCTTCGCATGTCTTCGCCGCCAACGTAAAAAGCCAATTATTCTTCGAGAACGCCCTACGTCAAGTATCATTGGACGTCACCACCACATACACAGATGCAGGTCCTGTACTATCGCGCAAGCTCACCTTCCCTGTATTAGGTACCCCTGAAGACGTAGAGGCATTTCAGAAATACATAAATCAAGAAGACTACACGTCTACTGAAGGGAAATTGGTCAAAGGCAATAAGAGTACTCTTATAGAAAAAATGCAATTCAATAAGAATGTCACAGCCTCAACCACTATAAATCCTTTAGATTACGTGTTCGGAAACTTGTTTAAAAACAATACACTATTACTGAAGCTTGATTTTTATTCTAACGACGAGCTGCAGCTTTTCTTCAGTTTGTTGCCGAATGTTAGAGAGTACCTGCCTCCTCATGTCTATCTAATCATTTACCTTAAGCTCAACCTAGATTCAGAAGAGCTTCAGGACTTCAATAAAGGTCTAACCATCCCCGGTTTCGGAAATACAAAGTTTAGCTTTGACGGATCTGTAAGATTAACCGGAGCCCGTCCAGGAAATCCCAACACAGACACTGAGTACTATAAGGATTATAAAAATAGGATATTCTGCATCGCTCAAGGACCCTACAGAAATCCCACACCACCCCACGAGTCTGGTGCCAATAACCAGCCGCTACACACATACGACAATCTAGACGAGCTAGCTGTAGACAACTCTACAACCTCAAGCTCATCATCAGGCATCCGTTGCGGAACAATGCGCACAGAGATACCGGAGTATATAACCTTACCAGGAGACACACAGCTTGTGAGACCCTCAACAAGAGAGATACCCGCCATCTTATTAATAGACTTTTAAGTCAAAAACAATATAATATAAGCTATGTCAACTATTGAAACATTGAGTGCAGGTAACTCTTTAGCCGGATTCGTAAAAATCTGGAAAAATGATCCATGCACTGGAGAGTCTACCTTGCTTGTAGACAAACAGAATATGATTTTGAAGGGCGGAGCCAAGCTGATAGCTCAAGCCTTGGGAGGCAAGCCAGAAGCCAAGATATGGGGGATGTATATAGGTTATTACACCGGAGAAGGAGACTTCCAGAAAAAGACCATAGATATCGACTACTCTGTACCATTTCTGGGTTACGCTACACCTTTCGGTTATCTCAGAGAGCCTTTAACCTTCTCTCCAAACTATCTGTCATCTGTAGGTTATGAGGAGAATGAAAACACTGTACTGTTCTCCACAATGATCACCACAGCCACCAAGGCTGGAGGGCTGGCTTCCGCAGACTTTAACGAAACCAGCCAAATATACGAGGTTGCTTTGATATCTGTGCCGGACACGAATGTATTGGCTAGAGATGTAGTCTTCTCGAGAACAAATTTTAATCCTATTCAATACAACTCCAACTACAATTTCACTATAACCTGGGGAGTCAGGATTTTGGTACCTGAAGTATAATATATGAGCTTAACACCCTGGCTGCCTATAGTGCGTAGAATAAAAGACGGTGAGTCTGTTGACCAAGCCACTGTAAATGTCCCGATTGATCAGCTCACACAAAGAGAACAACATCTCTATGAGAAGTTTCAAGAGCTTACAGGTAAATCGGTACTTATAAGTTTTGGTCAGCCATTACACCCTAGAGAATCATACACACCTGACGAGCTTAAGATTGTCTACTTCAAATCAGACGACCACGGCGACGGCTTGGCTCCTGCAGTGACAGGCTTTTCCTCAGACAAGTCGTCGTCGATGTTCAGTCCAAACAATTCAAATTATGTTTTCGGGTTAACCAAGACACTGTATTTAAAATCAAAAACAGCAGATATATACACGGAAGGTTTGTGTGAGTTTCCGTTCGATATGGATGACTCTGCCCTTGGGTTGATACAGAAAAGATCCGACGGTACAGTAGAACCTTTCGCCATAGGTCCTTACTATTTATCAGGTAAGACACCAGGCAAAATAACGAACGACCCTTCAGGCATTCCTGTTTACGTAGGCTACGCACTGAGTAAACGTAAATTTTTACTACACACCAGTGTAGATGAGTTTTCACAGTTTTTTATAAACTACAGATATCACCTATTGGACCGAGTGGCAGGTATACCCAAATTAGATAACGACACCTGGAGTATAAGCACAAAAAACTATAGTAATGACCCATCGTATTCTATAGGTACAGGTAATGTGGATGGCATAGCAGTGGCAAACGTGTCCACGAATTATGTAGGCTATCCAGCTACGACTGTCAGAGATCGTATAGAATCGGATACCTACAACATTACAGTCACCTCCGGGACAACCCTAGGTACAGCGGCCTTTTCAGTAGCTTCAGACAGCGAAGCCTTCACCACCAAAACAAATGTCATGCTTATAGCAGGCAATATTCTTTTGGTAGATGTGTTTAATAACAATGCTGTTAAGTTAGATTTCACAGGGTCCACAGACTTTGTCGTCGGTACCGTGTGGACGTTAGAAGTCATAACGTTTGCAGGTAAACTCGGCTGGATACCCGCAGGTGAGTCAGGTGTAGCAAAACCTGAAGGAGCTGTGTTTTTCTATAACATACCGGCTCCTTCAATTATATCCGGAGACATAGGCTTGGACTATCACGAGATTTTGCATGCAGGTCAACCCAACGAGATAGTTCAGTACGAAAGAGCTGAAGCCACAGAGCTGGCTAAATATCTGCCACCAATACCTGCTAACTTTGTCCAGCTGTATGTCAACGGCACACTTGTACGCTACAACGACGCATTCGACACAGAAGGTTGGGTTTCCGTTAATGAATACGGTATATGGTGGCATACAGCAGCCGACGGAGAGCAGCCGTGGTCAGCGAACTATCCTCAGGATACAACAGCCGACCCGGTCAATTGGCGAGATAGCATCAAGGGAACGGTGGCTTCAACCAGGAAAAGAATCTTTATAAGCTTCTCTAAATTTAATCCTGCTCTAAGAACACAGCTTGTAAGTTCTATCAACCCCTTCAAACTAACCACAAACAGAGCAGATAATTTTATAAAGTTCTACAATCAGCAGGGGGATATTTATGAACCAGCCTCTACTGGAGATATTTTTGTCGATGTAGACCCGAAGTTCCATAGCCTAGGTTATGGAGCAGTCCCTTTAAATTATCCCGTACCCGAGCCGGCCCCCACCTACACAACGAATAGAGCTCTAGCAGATCTGCGCTACTCCAAGGCTGACGGCGAGTTCAAGGCTGTCATTACTCCTGTGGTGGCTAAGATACAAGGACATGGAGGCATAAAGGTAACCGAGCAAGTTTCAGGTACAGGTATATGGGATATTTCTTACTTATCCCAAGGAGTCACTGGTCAGGTAGATTCCATAGAGCCTATCAACGCTAGGTTGGAGTTTAGAGAATTGACGTCGTATATTAAATTACCTCCTCCTTCCACAACACCATACGGGCTTATAGGAAAGATTGTAATCCCTCGAGGTTATATCATAAATCAGCCGCTAAATTTAGCCTTCCATGTATTTGGAGACACCCTGGTCGAGAATTCATCCACAAACAGGAATATCGCCTTCCAGTTCCAATATTCGGCAATATCGGCAATCAACGGACTTACCCCAACAATACACAACTCGATAGATACAGTTAAATACTATCCCGCAGTCAACCCTGTAGAGTTTTCCTTGTTCCCTTCAGGTTCAGCTTACTCAGCATACACCTCGGTAAGAATAAGCAACACCTACCTCAGTGTACCTGCAGACTTTATAAGCCAGGACACCGTAGTTAATTTTAAAATACTTAGGGTGGCTACAGCAAACTCAAGTGATAGTTATACGGGCAATATAGGGTTGGTTGCCACATACTGGGAGATAGCGGCACCTGTGTAGTAAGTAACCAACTGTATGCCCTGGATCGACAGCTTAGATTGGTCATCTATAAACGCTCTGAGGAGGTATCCTCTAAGAGAGGGTACTAGTCTATTAAGTACAGACGGCAACTTCAGTATACCTGATACCTTGATAGTAGATTTCACATTATGCGCCACTAGCGATGTGACAGCCAGGTTCAATATATCAAAGATATTTAATAAGATAGACGCACTGACGTTGGAGTTTAGCGATAACTTGGGTGTAGTGGTGGGTACAGTAGATGTCGATGGAGTTACACACGCGCAAGATAAAGATTATTATCTTACCATCACCAACAGCTACGTCGGAGCCAACGGCAAAATAACTATAGGCAGCTTAGATGACTTGAGATATCAACCCGCAGGAGTATTCATGTTTGATTTCTCCAGTACAGAGTTTGAACCTAGAACAGTCGTCCCAGGCCTACACGGCATAGACAGAATTCAATTCATCGACGAGGTTAACGGTATAAATAGTCTTAGCGGTAATGTAGTACTATCCTCCAGAAGCAATCTGTTATTCACATACCGAGACAGTGAGGTTATCTGGGACGCTGGAGATAACCTAGGCTTAAACAAGGATTGCGCTATAACAAACTGCGTAAAAAGCATAAATGGCGTTGTACCGAATCCCTCCACAGGGGACATAGGACTTCTAGGTATAAACTGTATCACTGTATACAGCCCGCAGGCATATACACTTAATTTTGAGGACACCTGCTGTACACCATGCTCTGGATGTAACGATCTAGAAGAGCTCACCACAAGGCTTACATCGCTAGAGAATAAGTTCTTAACCCTTAAAGACGACTACAATGGGGTAAACGCACAATTAACCACATATCTGGCTACAATAAACTCTAATTGCGCCTGTCCTGCTTAATTGCTAGAATACAGTGATATGGCATCTCTGGAGTATCTGACAGACAATAGCTTGACAGCCTATCCGTTTAAAACACGGAAAGCTGTCTATAGCTTTTCTGCCAATCCAATACAAGATGATTGGTTTTATGATATACTGTTTGCATCATTTGCTGTGCACATAAGAAGCGTTTATTTAAGTTCTGTAGAGAAGTCACCATGGGGGGACTTAAAATTAGTGTTCAGTAACGCTGAGACAGCAGAAGCACTCAATGAAATCAATGTTTCCTCTACAGATCTCGTAAACCATCTAGGGAATAAAGAAGTTAGTTTTTTTGGCTATAGCTGTACAGACTTTGCAGTTAAGATCCTTTTTGGTCCCGGTCTGTTAGAAGCCCCTGAGTTTAATCAAACCTACACAGTTATTGAATCTGAATTGGCGTCCTCTGCAGTAATACTTCCTCCTCCACGGGTACAGAAAATAACCTTCGCTTCTTACCTACCAAGCTACACGGTAGTTAAAGAATATAGCTACCCTGAGGTACCTACAGTTCGACCCAGTCATAACACAGCCTTTGTACTAGAGTCACTTAATGCAGGGGGTTTGTTTGTGGATAGTGGACTGGGTGATGGACTCTACGATAATTGTCCTACACCAGGAGCGATCACCGATGTATACACCCTCAGTACAGTCGCACCAAACGACATAGGAGCCATATTCCTGACCGCCTCGAGTTGCTATAGCGTAAACACACTGAGCGAGAATGACACAATACTGCTAGGTAGTGACGATCCTGCAGGCTATTTATACAAATACCATTACTTCAATACGAACAGAGAAGACGTCCCGGTATTTGATGCTGTGGTACCCGACCACTCGTTATTTATTCAGAACTACTGTAAGCCTAAGTGTCCTCCTGAAAATTTAAATGCTTTTGCTTATTACCTGAACCGTATTACTGACGGAGTTGCTGAGCTGGATAAGATAGTTTCCGGCAACACAGAGATACGAGGAAGAGGCTCACCAAGAGACAGCGATCCTACACTTTTTGATTGTTATAACTTTTGTGTGAGTGTACATAACGGCGAGGTTGATCCGTTTGATAGATGCAGCGACCCTGCAGACGAAGGTTCATACATACAGTGTGGGACACAATTCGATGGATACTTCCATGAAGGCAGAACGCTACGTATACACTATAGTGCTCTAGTTGTACGAGACTACACCATACTAGAAGTCGTTAGCGGTGAAACCGTAAGGCTAAATATACCTCCTACGATTACCGGAGCAGACCTATGGTTCAAGGTTTTTGATAACGGGGTCATCAGCAACATGAACTGCGCAGCCAGCTACTATAACGCAATAGCGGCCACGTATACAAAACCGTATTTTAAAGTAAAGTACACCACTTCAGAAGCCTTCAATACCGAAGGTAACTATGTTACGTATGCATCTGTGGTAGTAGCTGTATTCAATCCATCACCGGAAAGAACAACGATACGTGTAGACTTTAACGCAGTGAACCTAACAAGGGAAGGTAGCTTTAAAATACGCACAGAAAAGGACGTTAATATAGTAAGCATCCCAGCCGTAACTTTAGAGTGTAGACAATACGCCTTCATTGAAGGTGTCTATTTCATAGCCTGCGGGCTCGCAGGAGCTCAACTGACAGCCACCGTATTTTTGGTTGATGGTACGACGGAGACTATTATAGGCCAACCGTATGTTATTCAAAACATCAGCGGGGTCCCTTGTCCAGGAACGTTAGCTGGAAGCGCCAGCTTATTCAGAACCACCGAAAGTACAATAGCTTCCTTTCAAGCAGGCATACCTTTATCTGCAGCAGTTACTTCAGCTTCACTATACGGCGACATACCCTTTTGGCTGGTGTTCAGAGCAGATTACACGGTATCCGTAGCCTACATGACTTCTCGTGCCGGTGTGCCTCCTGGATCTATAAGCAAGCGTAGCACTATGTACATCAAGAGTTACGGAGGCATAGATGGAGCCATTTCCAAAGTATCTCTAGACTACGTAGCATATCCAAGGATAACCTCACCTCTAGCACCAGGGTTCACAGCCCTTACACCTCTAGCTATGATTAGAGGTGTACTGTACACAGAGAGCCTGCCAATTATTCGCATAATTGCCACAAACATGACACTGGTCTCGGGGGACTTCCCTGAAGACCCTGGTAATTTTAAATATAGCATCACTAGGTTAGGGTTAGACCCTGCATTGCCGGAAGGACTTATCTTGAATGAAGCCACAGGCGTGTTGTATGGGCAAATACCCACCAACTCTACAGACGACTACATCCAGCTATCTATCACAGCCCAAAACTCAGCAGGAGGAGCAGTCAATCCTCAGGAAATATTTGTTGTCGTGGTAACACACAACGCTCCAGAAGTGTCCATAGTATCACCACCTCAAAATAATTTATTTTCGGTGAGTAATCTAGACATCTTCAACTCCTCGTCTCCTCTATTTTTAGTAGAGGCAACCAATCCCCCGATACGTGGTTACTCTCTGCTGGGAGATTTGCCTGCAGGGTTACATTTCAATCAAGCCTCAGGTATAATAACAGGCAGAATAACAGAAACCACTTCAGGCCAAGCCTATCACCTCGGACTTTCGGCCATTAACGCTTACGGAGAGTCGTCGTCGGTATATTTCACAATAGACTATATTGCGTACCAGCAGCCTAGTATTTTATATCCAGCAAACGCTAGTATGGTTTATGGTCTCTCGGACGCCACCACAACGTTAAGCGCTCCGCTATTTACCATAACCGCCCTGCAGGGGTTTGGAGGCACAGACAACTACGCAGACGGCCTCACCGACACCACAAGAAATAAATACACAGCTTCCGGTTTACCTGCAGGGCTGGTTGTTGCTTTGTATACAGGCAAAGTGTATGGAAAACTTCGGGGAGATCCAGGAGACTGGTACAATCAGTACGCTGTACGTATTTATGCCACCAACCCAGCAGGACGACAAACATCTGATATTACATTAGTGAGGAGTGTCTCGGTTACCCCGTCAATCAATAATGTAGCCTCAGGCCGTGTACTGGATGTAATTAAGAATAGGCTATACACAGCGAACGCCTCATTGCTAAAAATAGGGGCAACCAACAGTCCTTTGAATTTTTACGCTTCAGGGTTACCTGCAGGACTTACTTGCTTAACCTCTGGAGAAATAATAGGAGTCATACCCTCCTCGGCTGCTTCAGCAGACTACACTGTAGCGCTTACAGCCAGTAATAACATAGGCACATCCGACCCTTTAAACTGCATTGTACGTTCACCTGTAAGTATACTGTCACCTTATATGGGTCAATCTTTCAATGTATCCATGACAGAAGAGCAGCCTGTTTTCACTATAGATATTTGCGACCTCCCGGCAGAAGAGCTTTTGACAATAACCACGTCAACACTGCCTGCAGGATTAACTCTTACAGGAAACACTATTTCAGGTAAGATAAACACACCAGGCACCTATAGTATAGAGGTAGCCGCAAGTACAGTAAATCATGGGTTCGACAAAGTCTCAGTTATACTAGCGACTGCTGCTGTTACATACAGCATTACGGGAACCGTAACAAACGCCACCACAGAGGCTCCCATAGCCAGTGCACTTGTCTCAACCCTAGGGAAAAGCTACACAACAATGACCGACTCCTTTGGGGTATACACATTAACAGGTCTTTCAACCACCGGTTCATACGATGTTTCAATACAAAAGACCAACTACCAGTTTTCCCCTGCCCTTAAATATGTGAACGTTACAGCGGGAGAGGTTTACGTAGCCGACTTCACAGGCACAGGTCCTTATATCTCACTTTCTGGCAAAATCCGGTCAGCTGAAGGACAACCCCTTCCAAGTGTGCTTGTAAGTACAAGTACAACCACAGCTACAACAAACGCTAATGGCGAATACAGCCTACTAACCTTACCTAACAGTAGCCTCACGATAACTCCAACAGCACCAGGCTACGGGTTCTCCCCACCCAGTCTTACAGTGGCAGTAGGGGAAATCCAAATCGTAGAAATAAACTTTACGAGTTTTCCAGCAACAGCCCCCGGCCTACCAGGAATAGTGGAAGTCATACCAGCATCAGAGGCACTTATTGTCAGTTACGAGCCTCCTGCAGATAATGGCGGTGCAACAATATCCTCCTATCAATATAACCTCGACGGCACGGGTGCTTGGCTGTCAGGTTTGATAAACTTTGAAACGCAGTATATAACAATACCCGATTTAATATCTGGAGTATCTTATAGTGTACGTATCCGTGCTGTTAATTCTGCAGGCGCAGGAGAACAATCAATAGCTGTAACAGCCATACCGCTGTGATGGTGTATAGATCGAACAAACCGTAGTTATGGCTATACTGTCCTTACATCCAAACAATAAAAACCAATATAGGAAACTTCCCTTAAAGAGTTCCTGTAATTTCATATCGGATGACGGCTACGTTATACCGGACGACCTCATTGTAAATTGCTCAATAACTACAATATATGGCAGACATAAAATATACATCAAACAAGTCTTCTTTAAAGATACACAGGTCAGAATAACAATCTCAGCGGCCTCCCAGGAGCCAGAAGGCGCAGACGTACCGCTAGGAGTCTTTACAGGAACCGTTAACGAAGACTTCACCACAATAACGTTGACGCCCTTTGTCAGAAATGTGTCAGGTTTTTTAACTATAGGCTCACGTGCATCTCTCCTCAAAATAAACAGAACTCTTAACTTTGATAAAGCGGAGTCAGGAATAGAAGAGTCTAAAATATTTTGTTATATTCCTCCTGCGGTATCCAGCATCACAGACAAGAAGAATAACGAGCTGCGAGCCTTTGTAAATTTTGGAACTCTCATAAATTTAACAAAAACCACAGTAACAGGGATATCTAAATTTACAGCCACATCCCCAGAAACTGTACTGAACATAGCAGATCATTCCTCGTATCTAGGGACTTGCCTACACCCCGTTATAAAAGATATTAATGGAGTACTCCCCTCACCTATAGGGCAGGATGAGCACCCTCAAAATGACGCAAACATTTATATAGTAGGTGTGAAGCCTATTGTGTTTTACGGAATACCCGGCACCCCAGGCATTTTGAATGTCGAGACTGCTGGAGTTACACTCAACAGCCTTTGCACACAGCGACATAAACTGCTTCCTCCTGTAGACATTAGAGGGTTCACGGAAAACTCAGAGGAAGCAAAAAATATGTACTACAACAAGCCTGCCCTTGTAGACAACCAGAACATTCCTAATTATCCCTACGAGATACCTGCAAGGCTAGCTAGCAATTTTAACGCATCCACGAGACCAGAATTTTACTACTGGCCTCAATTCGTAAAGAAAGAGTACTATGCTTATTGGGCCCTCATAGCCCCGTCGGCTCCTGTGATCATAACTACAACACCCGGACATACCAACACAGTCATAAGTTTCAGCCCTCCTATAAATAAGGGCGAATACGGTATAAATAATTACGAGTACTCTTTGAGTATGGATGGTAACACATTCGGTGATTTTACACCATTCCTCGACACATTGAACCAGCTAACCATTGAGGGCTTATCAAGCGGTACAAAATACTGGATAGTTATCAGAGCCATAGATACTGCATCCTTTGCTGGGCAGACATCGATGGCTGCCTATTTCACAACGCTAACTTCTTAAAATAATATGGCCTGGTATAACCCGCTAAGCTGGCAGAACGAAAACGCTTTATCAAGCTATCCGTTCGCTTTCGACATAGACCCTCAGGACTTGGTAGTGGACGCAAGTTTTGTACAGTTCGACGGCTTTATACCTACACTAAATAGTATACAGATAAATGCAGACAGTATTGTATTCAAGTTTACGTTTGACTCAGGAATCAGGGATGGTGTGGTTTACCTACGATCCACATATAATCTAGGTATCGCCTATAGAAACCTCCGGGTATACACAAAAGACAACTCCAGATATTTAGGTGTGATAACCATAGGACCAGGAGCAGCTGCCTTATGGGATAACTACATAGGTAGAGAATTCGTATTAAACTCACAGTTTTGCTCAGATAGCGTCAGAAGCATACCATCAAAAGATGCAGTCTACCTATTCGACAGCAACTACGGGGACGTAGAATTAAGTAGAACGGTGAATGATAAAACAATATTTTATAACGTTTCTTTAGATTTAAACTCTATTACGTTTAACGCTGTTACTGGACACTCAGTTGAGAACCAGCAGCCCCAGGGACTCAGAAGAATAAACCTAGTCCCACCGTTCAACAACAACATCAACCTAGCCTCCAACGATACTATAAAATTTTCGACATTGAATAATACTTCGTTAAACGTAGATCTGGTGTCTGGTACCGCCAGCTCGGCTTTTGTTCTACCTACACTCATATCATAACATGGAACAAGTAATTGATTGGCTTAACGAAAACGAATTGCGGGCATATCCATTGCTAGACGACCCGAATAAGACAGCTGTCTACGGAGGGTTTTCATGGACCATGCCAGATAATTTTTTGCTAGATCTGCAGTTGAGGGTACCATTCTCTTTAAAAGAAACTGTACAATTAGGTGATGCGGTGACGACGGTCAGCCTACCTGTATTCTTGAAAACCCTAAGGTATAGTCAAACACTAGGTGTAAACACAGTAGATATAACCTTTGGCACCACAGAGCAGGATGTTACAGTATTTAGTGTGGTCGACGTTGACAATCTCAACTATCCGTACTACCTTAGACAGCCTGATGGTTGCTTAGCTGTACTAGGAGTAGGTATACTAGATTTCATTTCAACAGTACCCGTAGACAGCGAAGCTTCGCCTAATATCCCTACAGAACCAGCGACCTGTGTGCAGTTCAATGACGCGTGGTTGGGTGTAAACAGCCTACACACTAACCCAGAGAAAAACAGCAAAGACCCGACCAGTACTCCACTGTACGATAGATTTCAACCTGACCTACCAATAGAAACATCCGATACAACCCACAGCCTCTCAGGAGACGTGAAACTGCTCGCAGGCTATAATTTTAGAGTAGATATCGCTGAAAATTTAATTGACCTAGAGATAAGCTCACGCTACGGTTTAGTTATGGACTGCACGACGTCCTTCATACCCGAAAGATATTTAGACTGTTCAGAGCTCGTATCATATATAAACGGAATACCTCCAGACGCTAAAGGAAGTTTCAGATTAGTGCCAGGCTCCAACATAATCATAACCCCAGGAGCTGCCTTACCAGCTTTCGACGACGAATATACAGAAGAAGCTAATACACACTCATTATTCATAGGACTCACATTCAAAGCCACAGACCTGTGCGCTCCTGTAGATCTGATACCCAACTAAACTTTATGGACCCCACAACAACACCAGCAGCACCATCCCTTAGTCTAGCCCCAAGCAAACCTGTCAACAAACGCCTAGTGTTAACTAGTGTGAATCAGTTGCTGGTATTAATTAAAACAAATCCCCAGTTAGCTGAGGCTGTACCTAGACTAGCCCAACTAGCAGGAAACAACCTCAGCGAAACACCAAAGAAGTCTTGTAACTGCGGATCTAAAAACAATGTAACTACCACAGACGTGAACAAGCAGATTTCTGAAAATGTCTTGTCTGCCCTGACACCCCAGGACTTTTCAAAAATTAAAAACGTTTTAGGTTTAAACGAATTGTGTTATTATAAGAGGGAAGACAAACAGTTAAAGATGATTTGCGTGTAATATTATGGATGATGCAGTGCCTCAATTTTTTACCCCGGCCTCACAAGGAGACAGCCAGGCTGTATATAAGACCCTGGTAGATAATCTTGAAGCATTGCAGTCTTCACAGATAAAAGCGAGAAACAGGCAGTTTGCCCAGACGACTACATCTACACTAGCCATAGACGGCGTACCAGGCATCCCCTTTGAGAGAGGTACACCCAACCCAGATCTCTTCTATCAGGGAGAAGACATAGTCTATGACCTGTATCTACACCATAACGGTAAGCCTGTAGCTAAAGAAGACTATTCTGTGAAGGTACTCATAAAGGCGTCACCTAGGGCCTACAGGGTCAACTGGGAAGGCGAGCTGAATAGTGGTGTATACCCATCGCAACAGGGAGCTGGCTACTACGAGCTGTGGATACCCTCTACAGCCACTGAAGCACTATACGCAGGTACCTACTACTTGAATGTCCTGATACAGGAAAGAGTGGGTGCAGGCAAAGGTAGGTTTGACCGCAAGTATATGCTCTTGCAGACCTACCTGAATATAGCTTATAGCAACTTTTCCGAGCACCCAGAATCAAGAGGGAGCTATCCTGGAGGACTGAGCAGAGGTGGAATAGAGACCGTCTGGCCAAACACCCCAGACACTATAGGAGCTAAACCTGGACCTTCTGACGTATTTTATTTATCTAAAGCTTAATTGAATTTAAGGGTCTTTTTATGGTATAATACTATGAATACCCTCAAAGGTTTGCTTAGCAAATTTTTGTTAGTTTTAGGGCCCGTACTGGTTTCGACTGAGAGTTGGAATTATAGACAGCATGCCGAGGAAGTCTGGTTGGCCTCGTTAAAACATCTGGACAAACAAATAAATGCAAACGAAAATTCGTTCGCTATGACGGTGGAAGAAGCTGACGCGCTATTGAACTCTTTCGAGTTTGAAGACGCTGAAGCCCTCGCTGCTTAGTCTACCTGAAATGGACACTATTAAAGTTTCAGGAAAAAAATCAATAGGTTGAAAGCTATGCTGTAAAGCTTTCATAGAAAGAGTACAGTAAGAGTCGATACTTATATATCGAACGGTTGGCTGCTAGCCTTGATGACTGTAATATTCTAATCCAGCTAAGCATGTAGAAGTTTATAGTGAAAGCGTTCAGGACAGGGGTTCGACTCCCCTCGGGTCCACTTTTTTAGTGGAGAATCTCATTGCGAACCGTTCCCAGTTACGTTAAACTGGGTGGTGGAGGTGTAAGAGAAATCTTACACCCTAGACGACCAGGCGTCTTTAAAAATCCTGGACCTTTTGGTGTTGGGTGTTCATGGTTAGCCTCTCCTCGTACATTCGTGTACGGGGAGAGGTATTCTTTTATACGCCCTTTTCTTTAGCTATTATCTTAACGTCATGACAGGTGAGCTGTATCATGGTAACTAGCTGTCTGACGTATTTCTCATTAATGAACGGAATGCCCAGACCCATATTTAAAAACAACCTACGAATACCTTTTGTAAACAGAAAACATGAAGTGAAGTACCGGTCCTCCAGCTCAAAGGGAACCGCGTTCTCTTCAAAATATATCATACCACACCAAACAAACTCATCTTCATTTTTTTTACGTATCTCTTTAATATCTATAGTAAAATTAGTGAGCTGCTCTTCATCATTCTTTTTTATAATAAAATAAGACTTATCTCTTTTGATGTACGTTCTTCCCTGCACATTGAATTGCTGTTCTCTACACTTCATCCAATGAGTCATGAGATCCTGGTTGCTGGTTTTCTCTAGTGCCTGTACTTGATTGTAGTTCAGCATTGCAACATGATTCCTAAGATCATCGTTACCTTGCTTACCAAGCATTAAGTCTGTAACACTTTCAGTAAACTTAGCATCACCAGCCTCACTCCAGATCTTGATCAACTGCTCTGTAGTAAGCATCTCAGAGAGTTTGACAGGTGAAGTGTTCCAATAAGCAGCTTTATAATTCCATGTACTACCAGGCTTTACTTTTAATTCATTAATATCTCGAACTATCTCAACACCGTTATGCCCGTACCAACCATATTCACTATTAAGAAACACTGTTTCTCTAGTATGTAGATCATGCAGCTTTGCAACCTCTAGCGAGCATATGTGTTTTGGAGAACAGAAGGAAGGTAGTAGCACAGTCTTCTTGTATCTGTATTTATTCTCTAACTCTAGGTTAGGGAAAACATCCATTACTTTCTGTGTTAAATAACCCACTTTATTCGTCATGAGCTCAGGCATACCCAGCTCGTTCAACATATCTTTAAAGTAAATTATCTTATCATGAAACCTAGCTCTGCTTTCTTGAGCCTCCTGAACGCTCAACAGCCACACAGACTGGAACTGCATTATTCTGGCCTGGTCTCTAAAAAGACTCTTTTCAGCATACTCGCTGTATGGTAGGCTAAAGTCGAAGCAGTCATTAAAATCCCTGCAGATGATTCGATACAGTTTTTTCCAGTCAGTGATAGGGAAGAAATCAAAGATGTTCCCCACAAAACCGCTAGTTTTAGACTTAGCGTACCAACCAAACAGAGGCACCCTAACAAATTCATATTCTGAGGTATTCATTCCCAGCTTCGAGACAACGCTAGGAAGATTTATTTTGGAGTTGAAGCTGTTTAAAAGCATAGTATAATTAAAAAATATGAGTATTTATAACTTTGACGCAAGCACCGATTATTCGGGGAAAGAAATGCACCGCATGTTTATGGACGTAGAACTTCCTGAATATGTAAAGACTGCTGAACTCGACGACTTCACCGAGCTCAGAAAGCTACCCAAGGCCGCTTTCGCAGACCCTGAAAGAATGATATACCCAATCAATACTCCTGCCAGGGTATATGTATCTAATGCGTACTTCATAGGTAAGAAAGCTGATATCTCCAAACTATACGGAGAGGACTACACAAGTCAACTTGAATCAAATATTCAAAAGGCCGCTGAGGTGTTCGACATCGCTGAAGACCTAGAGAACTACGATAAAAATTTAAACGTAAAGCAAGCAGCAGACTACTCAGCCAGACACATGGTTGATTTTGATGTGGCAGGCCTGGATACTGTACAGCTCTATCCTGTCAAGACAGCTTCAGATCTCTCGTCCGCCGCCGAGAGCTTCACGAACAATATTAACAATTTCCCCTTTAGCGTAAGAATCAAATCTGCTGAGACCTTTGTAAAGGCCGCTGCAGCATTAGGGGTAGATGACTTGCCAGAGCTTCTGATGAAGTATGCTGGTTTGTACTACCCTGACCTCAGCAATATTAGCTTTGAACTGTGGCGCAGAAGCACCAAGCTCGCTAGCGCAGAGCATAAAGAGATCTACAGCAAGATCGCTGAAGATGTCAAAAACATGACTACTCTTGAAGAGGTCATGAAGATCGCCGAAACCTGTTTCAATATAGAGAATATGGAAGGGCTTTACGACAACGCTAAAGTTGCACATATCCTGGGTGATGCTGTAGATCATCTATTCACAGAACAAATCACAAAAGTCGCTAGTGACCTCAGCTATGTAGAGGTTCATGGAGACAAGTATAATCTTTCCGACCTCACAAAGATCAGCAAAGACAAATACGAAGAAGCCTTCGGAGATAGCGGGATTGACCCAGCTGACCCTGAAAAGATCGCTGAGATTCTCCCCACCATGCCTAGAAGCGACATGAAGCTTCTGGAAGAAATCACTGGACTCCGTCCTATTTAAGCGTTACATTCAGTTTAATTAAACAACACCTCCGACGCCTCTCCCTGAAGCGCACCAACGGAGGTTTTTTGTGCCATTATATGAAAACGCCCAAACAAGTATTTGAAGACGAAAAAGCACCTGCCTCTGTATTGCTTGTGCTGGCTACGAAGAATTATACACCTGAGTGCTACGGTTGGGAGCCAGCTGTGTTAAAAGCCGAGATACATAGAGACTTCGATTGTGAACTATCAGACCTACAATCTGACAAGCTCCAAGCAGCTATCACCATACTTACCACAGATCTGTATGAGAGTAATATCAAGGCTTTTGAAACCATGAATTATTTACTCAACCACCAGCCAGATAACCTAGATGAGCTTAATCCGCTAGAAGCAGAAGAATTGATCTGTGGGCTTACAGAAGCCTATATGATTAGAGGTGAGCAGATGCAGTTCTCTCCTGAGGTACGTGTGTACGCAGGCTTGATATTCCATGAGTATGGGATGCATCAGCCTCCAGTATTATTCAATCAGGCCATCATGGACGAGCGTGAAGGTAACGACGACGAGAAGAATGAAGCACTGCATGAAATATTCAGTGCAAAGATTAAAATCACAGAAGAATACCTTAAAAAATGCACCCATTAAATAGTCGTTACACTATAACTAACGAGTTCTTCAGCAAGCCTGGCAGTCTAGGCCAGACAAAACTAGAGTACATATTCAATAAGATTTACGGCGTTATCCCTACAACATTGAGATGTACAGAACCTTTCGAACAGTCGTGTCTTGCAGAAGTAGCAAATAACTTTGATTTGTTATTCTCTCAACTCACAAGCAGCTACGGTAAACTTATAGAAGAAGCTGTGTTCGCAGGGAAGCCAGGTACGGTCTATGAGGATATTCTATTAGAGGTCAGCCACAGCGGCAATGATGGTCGTCACAATTATCTAGGAGAGCAAATAAATATGCTACTGCTGGACGCTCCAGACAAAGCAGCTGTAGATATTCATGTCAGTGTAAATGCGGTTTTTTCAGATAGAGACAAAGCGCAGTTTATCCTAGACTTTCTAGCTCCTCACAAGCATACGAAGAAGAGTAAGATCTATATGCTGGCGAGTAACTACGGAGACTTAAACTTCACAGCTTTACCGCTTCCTGAAACAGAAACAAATCTGACCTTAAACTATGGTGAAAACTTCCCAAAGTTTCACGAAGAGTTGATAACCAGTCTTAACGAGAAGCCCTCAGGTCTATACTTGTTTTACGGTCCTCCAGGAACAGGCAAGTCATCCTATATCAAACATCTTCTCACAGGAGAGTTGAAAAGGAAAGTGGCTTATATCCCTGTAGGTATGATCAATAGTCTTGTATCCCCTGACATGCTTCCTCTTCTTACGGATAATAAGAATATAATTCTAGTACTAGAGGACGCAGAGAAGGCCTTGGTATCTCGTGATATTGCAGAAAACTCAGCCATTGCATCCACGATACTTAATCTCACTGATGGCTTTATTGGACAAGCCTTGAACATCACAGTCATTGCCACGTTCAATACAGCAAAAGAGAAGATTGATGAGGCGCTACTAAGAAAAGGCAGACTTCGTATGAGTTATGAGTTCGGTAAGCTCAGTAAAAAAGACAGCAAGAAGCTAGCCGAGCATCTTGGCACAGATCCAGATAAAATCACAAAAGAAATGTCACTTGCAGACATTTATAATTATGAAGACGATACAGGCTATGAGGAGCCTGAAGAGAAGCATGTAGGCTTCCGTTAAGCGCCGGACTCGTCTTTGGCTGTGGAGCTAGGACCCAGCAGACCTGCGTCTCCTATAGCCATGTAGGCTGCACAAACAGAGAAAACAAGACTATGCATAGCATCGTCAGGCTGCTTTGGATGATGATCATATATAAGCTCCTGCCCATATATACCGTCACGTATCTCAATAAACACATTCAGCAAATCCTGCATGTATTCAGATACGTCTTCCCATTGAGGGAATAGTATTCTACCAGCCTTAAGCTCTCTAATTACTAGAGAGATAACATCAGAGCGATGCAGAACCCACCGACTCTGTCTCCAGTCGTATGCCCCAGGCTCATAATGTTGAATCATTTTGGTCCTTCTGTAGGCAGCCAACTGAGAGTTCTTGTTGATAGACAATTCACACAGCTTGATACCTCGTATAGGGTCGGGCCCAGAGTCAGACACACAAGGAGCATACACAGCATTAGCCATGTTAGCTATGTCTGTGATATGTGCCTCGTGATCAAAACCTCGATATATTTTAGCGAAAAATATCTCGTACACACCGTCTGCTCGCATACCACCCATGGTCGCGACGGTTCTAGACTGAGCCATGCTAACCCCCCAGTCCACACCCATAGCATAATACAAATACTTATTTTTATTCTTTTCAAGGATTGGTAGCGCTTTGTCATTACCTTCCACGAATTGAGGACCCAAAACACAGACCTTCAACAACTCTTCTTTCGTTATGGGCTTAGCGCCCACATCGTAGGTTATCCCAAATGTCTCATTCATCACTGTCCTGAGTTCATATTTACCACTATGGACTTTCTCGTAGATCTCTTTCCACTCCTTGGGATCTTCATTGAAATGAGGCAAGATAGGCTGAGCTAGGTGATAACCTGTAAGTAAGCAGTTGCTTGTATTCATACTAACCCACTCACCAAGCCTAGAATTAATCCTACTCCCACATTTGCTACAACTCAACCCGTGAGCACGAACCATCTTTAAAGGTTCGTTACCTTCTGTAAGGCTGTTCCAATGATTGCAGCTAGCACACTTCATCATCCATTCAAGCTGACTAGAGCTTTGCCATATCCTATGAATCGTATTAGTCGAATCTAGTGGGGTACCGGCAAAAATTTCCCTTTTGTAGGGAGACATAGCCATAGTCTCTTGAATGATAGGCAGCTGATCGTATTGTATATCTTGAACTTCATCATATACAACACAGTCAATAGCAGGCCCACGGGTTCGAGTAGCGTCATCCTTAACATATCTAAATAATACACTACTATGAGTATCATCCAATATCTTCTCAAACACATCGTTCTTAAACCATCCCTTAACTAATAATTCTTTTATTTTAGGGCTTTCAAACCTAGGCGGCAGATAGTTACTTGAAAAATATTTAGTAGTCAGCTCCTGGGGCCCGACATACATCATCTTGAAATAGTTCCACCTGATTAAATTAAGACATATAAAATTACTTAGCAGTGTAGACTTCAGTGTTTTACGACTGCACTTCAGAATCAGTTTCTGAGGCATATTGTCATAGATATGCTTCAGCATCGGGAATGCTTCTAGCTTCTGTAACCTGCCTTCGTTATCGTATAGGTAGTTCTCTACAAAATGTGAAGGAGGTAGTACCGAGAACATCAATTGTCTAGCGAGAAACGTAGACTTCGGATTTTTCTTCCGTAGTAGTTTTTCGATAGTGTCCTTAATTTTATCATGGGCCGTCATAATCGCAGAGTAAAAATCAACCCAAAAAAATCGAATGATCAAGAATCAGCATTAAGCTTATTCAATTTCTTTGATGCCTCTTTGAGCGCATTAATGAGTATCTTTAATACAAACCCCAAAGGCAAGATAAAAAAACATTATAGAGTCTACAAAGTAAAATAGCTATGATATAATCATAGCTGTATGAGTAGAACTATACGTAAATATCAAGTCAGGGATAGACGCAATCAGTATAAGAGAATCGAGAATGAAAAGCTCGAAGACAGATATTATACAGACGTAGCCAAATCACATGACAGGAAAATTAGAAAAAAAGGACTCAGAGACGACTTTGAGCCAGGCGGCAATCAGTGACCCGTATGTAAAGCGAGCGAGAGGTAGGCCTAAAGGAGCTAAAAATAAGGTACGTAGTCTTCTGACTCCTGAGGATACCCTACCCAAGCGGGGAAGAGGTAGACCTAAGGGAGCAAAGAATAAGGTAAAACTTCCGGAGGTGGAAGGTGATCTTGTCGTCGTTAAATACAAGATAAAGGAAGAAGAGCCCTCGCCAGTTACAGGTAAAAAGAGAGGCCGTCCTAGAAAGCTCCCGACGCAAGACGCCCCGGTAAGTGAACCTAAGGTTATTGCCCCAGCGGAATCATTAGATTCGCTAGAGAACCATCCACTACTTCAGGTTGTAAAATGGTTGGAGAAGACCATGCACCAGACAGAGCTGGATTATTATCGCAGAAGAGCCAGTCGGAACAGTGTGTCTCTACAATGCTCGAAGGCGTTAGACATCCTAGGATTCTTTAATGTACAGAATTCTGAGATTTGCAAACAGATCAAAAAAAACAACTTCATAGCATCTAATTCAAATGGACTTCATAACTAAAGTAAAAAACTACCACAAGGCCAGCTATTCAGGGCTGTTTGTGTTAACTCACGAAGAAACACGGCTCACTAAAGAGTTACTTGAGCTTCGACAATTAGACCCGAGCGTATCCGTTCACGAATGGGATACACAGAATGGTCTGGTGTTCAGAGCAGGTCCTCACGAGATCTCCCATCCTACGGAAGATACCAAGGTGACCACAGACCTCCTCAAATACATCCAAAGCTACAGACATGGGAATACTGTGTTTGTACTAAAGGATTTTCATCTACACTTCGATAAAGTGATAAACATCCGGATGCTGCGTAATGCTTGGAATAGCATGAAGCGCTTACGGAATATGATTATATTTGTAGGTCATAAGTTTCTTGTTCCTGGTGAGCTTCAGAAGGAGATTCAGTTATTAGATTATGCGTTGCCTGATGAAACAGCCATTGCAGAACGTCTAGTCTTCATTAAAGACAGTATTAATAAAGAGCTGGGAGAAGCATCTAGACCCTTGCTGGAGATTGAAGAAGCGGTCGCTGAGTCTGCTGTAGAGGCAGCTAAAGGTATGACCTATTTCGAAGTCGAGAATGCCTTTTCCGTGGCGTTAATCACAGCCAGGAAATTTGACAACAACTTCGTAGAATCAGTGTTCCAGGAAAAAATTGCCCAGCTCAAAAAGAATGGGTTGCTGACCTACATGGAGCCGAATATCAGCTTCGATAATGTGGGAGGCATGCAGGGGCTGAAGAAGTGGTTAACGGCTCGCAAGAATGCGTATAGCAAAGATGCGCGAGATTATAATCTGCCGATGCCAAAGGGCATGTTGCTGGCTAGTGTTCCAGGTACAGGCAAAAGTCTTATTTGCAAGGCTATTGCCAAAGAGTTCGACTGTCCGTTGTTCGCCTTGGATATTGGCAGCATCTTCGACTCGCTTGTAGGCAACAGCGAACGAAACATGCGCGAGATGATCAAGACTGTAGAGAGTATTGGTAAGTGTGTCATTCTGATCGATTAAATTTAGTTGATCTAAAATTCAGTTAATTGCTGGGATATCCTTAGAGCCTGTACGACTACAACGTAACAAGTAATTGTAAGCGTGAACGTTTGAAAACATACAGGATTGGGCAATCAGCAGCCGAGCCTCCTAACGGAGGAAGGTTCAACGATCAGTCGCAAGACGTAGAAGTTAGCAACTTCGAAAAACTGAAAGTTTCTCTTGAAAAGCTTTTCAACTCTAGGTAGATTATAACTATGAAACCTTGGAGTAAAAAAGCAGATAAGTGCGTAGTTTGCAACACAGTTGAACGTAGACATATGGCAAAAGGGTTATGTGTGTATTGCTATTTAAAACAGCATCACAGTAACCCTGCGAATAAGACCAAGGTAAAGGAGCAAAAAAACAAACACTACCTAGATAAGCAGAAGCCTATAGCTAAAGAAAAACGAGAATTACGTTATTTCAGCGGCTATCGGCAGTCTGTGTTATCTAGGGATGGTGAGACTTGCCGTAACTGCTCTAAATTTGGTAATATTGTACATCATATTGACGGTAATGGGAGAAACAGCAAAACTCCGAATAACAATATGAATAATTTAATTACCTTATGTCGCACCTGTCATGCACAGGAACACAGAGAACAGTTACTCTCTAGTAGGTTTAAACCTGGAAGAGATGGCTGGGCCAAAAATCATGAGGCGTGCGTTCTGTGTGGTAAGTCAGACAGTAAGCATAACTCCTCAGGACGTTGTGCTAGATGTGTTGCAAGAATTAGAAGAGAAACTAAGATATGATCTGAACTGTATGGAGACATACAGAGAATATACGGAAGCGGTATATTCGTAACATTATTGGAAATTGAGAAGTCACTCAGTAATAGTGCAGTCAGTGGAGGTGGAGATAGCGGCGTCAGTAGCCGTATCTTTGGTACATTCCTCAGCTGGTTAAATGACCGAAAGAATCCTGCATTCATTGTAGCCACAACAAACGATCATACAAAGCTGCCTGCTGCACTAATCCGCAAGGGTCGCTTTGATCAGTTGTTCTGGGTAGACCTACCTACCAGTGAAGAACGTAAAGAAATCTTCAATGTGGTTATTAAAAAATATAACCGCGAACCAAAAGACTTCAGCCTCAACACACTCGTGAGCGGCTCGAAAGACTTTACAGGTGCGGAGATTGAAGAAGTGTTCAAGGATGCCTTATACAAGGCTTTCGATAGCGGGCAGGAGGTTAACGACAGTCATGTAATGGAGGTGCTTGCGGAATTCATTCCGTTCGCCACAAGTCATGAAGAAGAGTTAAAGATCATGCGTAGACAAGCACAAGGAAAGCTTGTGATGGTTACAAGTAAAGGAGATCCAATTGCAGATGTTCAAAAGAACATGCGCAAACTCAGTATCGCAATCGGTAACGACGAAGAATAAAACAAACTATATATGAGTCAAGAATACAAAATCACAGAGACCCTTCAGAAGTATTACGACAAAGTGTTTCAGGACGGTAATATTGTATTGTAAGTTGTGAAGAACTATGGCGTATTTCATATATGCCAGCTAAAAAAATAATAGACCTAGAAAAACTCAAGAAAGACTACGCCTGTGGAAAGTCACTAAACTCTTTACAGGTGGAGTATGCTTGCACACGACCCACTTTATCTAAATACCTAAAGAAGGCTGGTGTGGAAGTTAAGTCAAATAACTACAGGTATAGTTATAATACCGAACTATTTAAGTGTGTTGACGACGAACAACAGTCTTATTGGTTAGGTTTTCTATATGCTGACGGTTATGTACAGAAAAGAAAACGTATAGAGTTAGCGTTAGCGATGAAGGATGTCAAACATCTGGAAAAATACAGAGACTTTGTTTGCCCTGAATTACCTATCGAGACGAGGAAGATGACTGCTAGAGGTAAGCAATACTTGTGTGTTCGTGTTATTGTTTTTAACAAATTCTTACACGCAAGCATTGTATCCTTAGGATGCACAAACGCTAAGTCTAAAACACTAGTGTTTCCTAACACCTCACAGGTACCTGAAAATTTACTACATCACTTTATTAGAGGTTACTTTGATGGTGATGGTAGTGTAAGCCTGGATGTTGCCAGGAATAATCTACATGTAGGGATTGCAGGCACTGAGAAGTTCCTGGAGGCCCTTAACATCGTGCTTTTTCAGAATATTCCTAACTACACTCTGACAAAACTGTACAAACCAGCTAACTGTGAAATGCACCTATTACAGAAAGGTGGAAATAAGCAGCTTAAAGGTTTGTATGATTATCTGTACAAAGACGCAACTGTGTTTCTCGAGAGAAAGAAAGAGGTCTTTAGCCAGTTCTACAACGAGCAATCTTGCCGCTCAATAGAGCAATCTATTGATGACAATCGAGGAAAAAATCTGGAAGGCTGAAATGCTAATCAGAGGTGAAGGTGCAGCAGAGCTGCCCCAGCCGCAACGCATAGGGAGTGAAAAGATATAATCTCCCCACGAGGCCTCGACACCCCTACGGGGTGAAAAGATATGCTGAGCTATACTGAAAAACAAGGTATAGAACTACGGGATAAAAAGCCTGTAGGATAACAACACTGAAACTAGTAAATATTCATATCGGAATGTGGGGCATGAGCTACAACCTCACAGAAGAAGACATCAAGCTAGATAACAAGCTTCCAGAGACTATCAAGCTCGGGAAGAAGATGCTTATCAAGCCTGCCGTTTACAATAAGTTCAAGAGTTTTGAGCAGCGTGTACGGAAATATCTATATGTTAACTCATTTGATTTCCCTCTCGTCTCTCAAGCTCACTTTGTACCTAAAGCGAAATACCTAGATGTGTACAAAAAGCTGGACGAAATGCGTGAGGAGTATGCCCTCATGGTTGCCGAGTTCGTAGAGAAATACGAAGATTACAAAAAAGAAGTGCTTGAATACTACCAGGACCACAAAGACACTGTGAGTGTTGAAGATCTCGAGGCCTATTATCCCTCACTCGCAAATATTAAAAAGAAATTCTATTTTGATATTGTGAGTTTTGAGATTGCTCTGCCGGCTCAGTTTGGTGAGTTAAACCTTCAGGATGAAATCCATCGTGAAACGGTTAACAACGAAGCCAAGCAAACAGCTATGGACAGCTACAAGGCTGAGTACAACAAACAAATTGAGTTGCATACCTCAAAGCTGAGTTCGTTCATGGAAGAGGTGACGGCCACAGTTCGAAGCAAGGTAGCTGAACACTTCAGTGTTGTGCTAAGCAAGGTGAATAAAAAGGAGGTAGTCTCTCCTGTTAGTATTCAAACCTTGTACAAGCAGATCGAAGAGTTCAGGACAGCCAACATCGCAGACGATAAGTTCATTGAGGCAGAACTCAACAAGCTTGAAAAATTGCTGGATGGTAAACCTAACTTCAGGGATGATAGGGACGCCATCGGCCTATTGAAGCAGCACCTAGGAAACGTGGTAAAGGCGGCAGAGGATGTCACCGATGTCGCCAATGTCAGCGGAGAGTACTTCAGGAAACTAAGCATCTAATGTTCTACGATAACGACGATCAGGGTTTAACAGACCCGCCAAACTACGACATGCTGGGAATACAGTTCCGAGGGGATGAGTTCACTGTGTTCCTACCCTATTGTGAAGTAGCAAATGGTAATATAATCAGCGCAAAAGACGACACAGTAGAAATATCTGTAAATACCGACGCCGGTAAAACTGATACAGTAAAAATGGCCTACAAGGATTTTGTAGAGGTCATGGAAAAAACGTTCGATATTAAAGAAATCACGAGCCTGGCAGTGCAGCTAGCTGGAAGCTACGACACAATTACAATACTATGAGCCACAGTGTAAACATCAAAACACAGTTCAAAAACATCCAAACGCTCTTGAATCAGTTCAAGAAGCTTGGATGGTCTATAGATACGGATATTAAATGCAACACATACTATAGTGACCCTCGAAAAGAAGAGGTGCACCAGTACGTGGCAAAGAACCCCTCTCCTGGAGGTTTTGACGTAGGCGTCAATACAGATGCAGACGGTAATACATTCTTTGTATGCGATTTCTACGACCGCAGCATTGAAAAACAGCTTGGACCTAACTTGAAGAACGTCAAGCAAGGCTA